TGGGAGAGAGCAAAAGATGCAAAGGAAGGAAACAACCCCAGAGGTTGTCCAACAGTCCAGCGAATGGTAGAGTGCCCGCGAGGGTCTCTACCATCAGGAATTTCGCTTTCGCGAACATTCCACTGGCCTTTACTGAGGTCTCTGAAAAATTCAATCCAGAGATCATCAAAACCGAAGTGTTTAAAGACTTCGAGTTGGATATCCAAAGGGAAGTTGTCGGTGGCACCACTAAGGTCAAAACTGTAAACAGTCTTGCCCTTACGAAGTGCTTCCTTGGCGAAAGAGACGCCCTTTTCCTGGTCATAAGTACAATCTTGAGGAAAGTGCTTAAGCCATGAAAAGAGTGACTTACCGAAAGGTCGAAGTGCCATTTGCCAAACCCGATAAGGGTTTGCAACATACCTGAGTTTATACCCAGGTTCATGGATAAAGGATAGATGTCCGGTGGAAACATCGGAATCATCCCACATCGATCTCCAGGTAAGTCTCTCAATCGTCCCAGAATAAAAGGACTCGAGACCTACTGTTGTTCCACGAATGATTGGCCAATACTTTTCAGTAAAGGCTTTGTAGGCAGCCGGTATTAACAGGCTATCGACAACCGCCTCCTCCTCTGGTACAGAACGATGTCCATAATAGGACGTCGGTGCACGTTTCGCAGGAGATGGAAAGAAGGACAGTAAACTTGGAGTATCATATCCAGGTAAAACTGGCCGAGGAACCAAACCATTCGGAAGATGTCTGATTAGCGAGACAGAGTAATTAACCCTGGAAGCCTCAGCAGGCACCCGATTAACAGAAGTGATAAACTTCTGATACTGACTCATGGTCATTCTATGGGTACGAAACCCCGAGTAGATCATGAGGCAGTTCCAAACCTTGAACAGTTCCTTACGGGAAAAGCTCCATAAAACATGGAACGGACCCTTAGGCGACCCATCTTGGTTACGGGCAACCCAGGGACTAATGGGATCCAGATCGCATAAGTGCCTCAAGAAATCAATCTTGAGAGACTTAATGCGTTTGACAGTCCACTCTTCACCAGAGTTGGCAGCCCATTTAAGGACTACATCTGTGATTTGAGCGGCTTGTGTCTCTTTTAGGCCACAGGCTAACAACCGCGTGATGACTTGTCCTCTCGTTAAAAACGACATGTTGGTGCTCCTTTACAGGATGTGCCAATGAGGAACAACCATTAGGTTGGTCACCAGTGATCCACACTGGATTTGAACCGGAC